ATTGTCGTCTTTCCCAATCCATTCAGGGACGCTGCGAGCCATTACCGAACCCGTTCCGCCGCTCGCACGTTCGCATTCTCACTCCGCCAAACTTCGATAAGCATTTCAGCCGCCTTGACGCGGGCCTTGTGTCGTTCGAGGTCAAGGAGGGCGCTCGCCTCATCGCCCTTTGCTTCAATGTATTCCTGCGAACATTCGGCGTCCGCCTTGCGGGCGTCTGCGGATGTCCCCTTGGACTCAAGAAAGGCAACGGCGTGTGCGTTTTTTGCGGCGTTCTCGGCGTCGGTTAAATCCTTCCGCGCAAGCGCGATAGGATGCGGATCAATCGCCAAGTAGGCGAGGGCGTCTGACACATTCTTTTCGCTAACGATGCTCATCGGAACTCCGGAAGGAACGGGATGGAGTCATCAGGATCACCGGACATGGACCGGGCAGGCTGGCGGGCCTCCTGACGAGTGCCCCCAGTCCGCTCCGCTCCCTGTGATCTTGGCGGCTCCATCTTGCCCGACATGAACGTGGCCCCGTTCTTGTCCTTCTTAAGCCAGACGGCGAAGCGGATCATCTCTCCGTCAAGAGTCATCCCGTCGCCGTTGTAACTGGGCCGGTTGTCGCCTTCCTGCTTGTCCTTGTTCTTGAACAGCGAGAACGATCCGGGTTTGTGTTCGAATGCCATGGCTATGCTGCTTCCTGTTCCTGTGCCTCAACCAGCTCTTTCATTTTCTGGCTGTAGCGTTGTTTAAGGTGATCCTGATATTCGACACACAGTTTGTGAATTTGGTCGCGGTGATCCTTGCCCCACACATTGAGTTCTACGACTGACTGCGCAGCATCGATGGCTGCCTGAAGCACTTTGTAGAGCGGGGCCTGATCCTTCTTCAGGAGCTTCTGGACGCTCGGGTCATCCGGCGGAATGTCATGGTTAGGATCAAGGTGCTCGTCTCCGAAGTCGTTCGCCCTGTTGACGTGCGGGTTGGACCGCTTCTTGAGGTCGTCCCCCTCCTCATCGGAATAGATTGAACCGTGTGCGTTCAGGAGTTGGAGCGTCACGCGATCCTTCGCGCGCTTCTCAGCCATCGCGACGGGATAAGCGTTCTTGTTGTTGTATGGCGCGGCCTCGCCGGTTGACCACTCGGAGCGTTCGCCCAGCTTGCCGCTCACTTGAACAATCGCGATCTTCTCTTGCGGCTCGATCTTGAGCCACAGCGGCGGGCCAAAGGTAACGCCCTGTTCGGCGGCAACGCGCGCTAACGCCTTATGCTTGATTGCGTAGGTTCCCCCGCGAACCTCCCAAAGGTCGGCGGCCTCTACGCCGTATGACTTCATAAATTCGGCTATCTCTTTAGGTAAACCCATCACGCGCACTCCTCATTTGCAGTCATCCGCACGTCGATGAGCGACGCCACCAATTCGACTTGAAGCATGGCGTGGCGCACTATCTCGAAATCTGTCTGGTTCGCCATGCGCTCGCGATGTTCTGAAACAATGGCGAGCTGGTAGAGCCGTTCGGCGGCCGAGGTCAGCGAAGCAATGGCTTGGCCAACCGGGTCCTCGTCTTGGCAATCCGTTTTGCGGAACGCCCCGCGCTGTATCATTGCATCCAGATCGACGACGTTCATGTGAGTACCCACTGGCCAATGGCTACGACTGCCAGCCATACGAGGAAGATCAGTGTGGCGTTGTTCATGGCTTGCCCCCTGTAGCTTTGGCGATGGCTTCGCGGCAGTAGTCGCGGGCGCGATCAATCACTTCGGCGGAAGTCCACTCCTTGATGTTGTCGAGGAGCCATTCCGCGTTTCGCAACGCCGCCAGCATGTCGGGCGCGGCTGCGATTAGGCGGGCCACGTCCGCCTTCTTTGTCTCGCAAAACGAACCACCTTCGTCGTTGCCGTCATAGAGATACCAGTAGCCATCGGGTTCGTGCTTCGCTGTCCATTCCATAGTCACATTCCCCCCAATGCCAGCGCCCATACATAAACGGCCGCGCCGAACAGAATGATTGCAGTCAGGTGAAACAGGATCTCCGCGAATGCCCACATCATGGCGATGGCTCCCCACAGTGGCGGCAGTAACCTTCCGCCAAATCTCCAATTCGCTCGCACTCCCAGCAACGGAATTTTCCGTTCACATGGATGAGTTCACCCGGCGAGTATTTCGGGCCGTACTTTCCCCACGGGTTTTCGCGAGTTTCCGGTTTGAAGTGTTTCATCGCGTCACCTCATCGATCAGGTCGAGGCTCCCCGCGATGCGAAGCTCTTGCGCTGTCTTGTCCAGCTTGTCGGACGCGAGCTTTATTTCGTGCGCCGCTCGCGCCATGACTTTGTGCTTGCTGGCTAGGACGGGCTTGGCTTTGGACTTGTGCTTGCTGGCCATCGGTGCGTCTCCCGTTTCGATGAATGGGAGAATGGACCAACTTGGTACGCTAGTCAAGACCAAAATGGTCTGTTGATAAATAAAAAAACTCCCACCGGCTTAGGCGGGAGTTCCCGTGGCTCTAACTAATCGAGGGCGGTTTATAGACTAGCCCGCCTTCCGCTTCCTGGCCTTGCTGATGCGTTCCTGACGTGGGGCCGCTACCTGGGTAGCCCCCGGACCTTTCCCCGTGCCCTGGAGCAGCCATTCCAAGTCTATGCCGGTGGCGTAGCAGAATGGAACCACCAAATAGGCAGGCATGGGGCTGCGTCGCTCGTAATGTTTATATTGGGCGACCGTAATCCGCAGCAGGGCGGCTATCGGCTCCATTTTATCATAGCGCGCTAAACGCGCCTCTCTGGTCCGCCGGATAAAGGCGGCATTCTCCTCGGTGACACCCATGCGTGTTCCCCGTTGGGAACCATTGTCCAATTGATGGGACAATTTGTCACGGTCCGATTTGGTCTTGCGGCGCGGACCAAATTGGTCTAGTGTTCCACCTATGAAATTTTCCTCGTTCGCCGATGTCATCAACTGCTGGCCTTCAGCTAACGCGATGGCTGCCGAATTGGGCGTCCCCGCTTCAACCATACGCAAGTGGCGCTCACCTTCCCGAAATTCTATTCCCGCCAAATTTTGGCTTCGTTGTGTCAGGTCCGATTTTGGCAGGGCTTGCGGTGTGACTCTTGAGGTTCTGGCTACCCTTGCAGAACGCGAGGAAGCCTGATGGAACCGAATTACAATTCCCATTCCCAGCCACCCCGCTCTTTTTGTTTATTTGCGGGTTCACCTTCTGTACGATTCTGTACGATTGCAAGCCTAAAAAATACCAGTATGGCGGCAATGCGTCGCAAGCATGTGGACAGCCATAGTTCCCCATTTTGGAACTCCACAGTCCATCAAATCCGATCTTCATACGCAGCATATGCCAGCCACGCGATAGCGGCCCACTGCGCAATCTCTGAAATCAGAGCCATAGCCATACCCTCGTATGTGAGGGCCTGCGAATGAGCAGCGATCCCGTCATCGAGGGCACCATAGACGCGCTCGTCAGGCTGTTCGGCTGTGACCGCGAGACGCTTGAGCAAATCTTTACGGGGGTGGTGGCGCAAGGGGAGGGCGGGGCAAAACCTGCTCTCCCCAAGCCAACGGAGAATGATGCGGCGTAACGAGTAAGGGTGCTTTCCATGAAGCCAATATACGGGGACCCGAATGCGCTGGAGAGTGAAATTGACGGGCACTACCGTCCGGGTTTGGACAGGATTGTCCGGTGCAAGTTTGGAGCCGTCGCAAGGGTGCTTTGGCCGCACAAGACAGAGGCGCATGTCGCAGCGATTGCGCGCGTTGATGTGCGGACAGCGCGACGCTGGCTTGCTGGCGAATTTCCTCCGGCGATTTCAGTAGTCGAGGCGGTTATCCACGAGACATTCAAGCTGCAGTAAACGTGCGTGCGTGTAGGGGCTGACACAACAGAGGGGTTGGGAATGAGGAAGCAATACGTTCTGTTCACTGAAGCAGAGGATGCGATTGTCCGCGCCGGCTACGATGAGAAGCTGACGGACATAAAGATTGCTAGGCGGCTTACGGAAAGCGGCTATCCGAGAAGTCACAACTCGGTACTGCGCCGCCGCCGAACACTGAATCTAATTTACAACAAACAAACTGGCTGGGAGGTTCCAAAAAACCCACTCAGCGGCGATCAGAAATTTAAGAAGGCGATGCTGGCCGCCCTCAAGGCTGGAACCGAGACCGCCATCACGGGCGTCATCAAGGATCACCGCCCCTTCGCGCTGACGACCATCCACGCCGAACCGGCTCATTCCTGCTTCTCGTCGCCGGCCAACCTGTGCGCGACAACGGCATGAGCGGCAAACGAAGTCGAGACAAGGGGGCTCGCGGCGAGCGGCACCTAGTTAGGTTTTTGCAAGAACACGGTTTTGCTGGCGAGCGCGTGCCGCTTTCGGGCGCGTCCGGCGGCAGCTTCAAGGGGGACGTGTCGGTGCCCATCAACGGGGCTGACCGTCGCCTTGAAGTCAAGGTGCGGGCGAACGGCTTCCGCGAATTGTACGGCTGGCTGGCTGACAATTACGCATTGGTAATCAAAGCCGACCGGAAAGAATCGCTTGTGGTGTTGCGTCTGCGTGATGGGGTTGAGATTGCACAACGCGCAGAGGGGCAACGCCATGAGCGGCCGCTGGTTCCGGTTTTACGACGGGGTACTTGACGATCCCAAGGCGCAGAAGTTGCCGCCCGAGCTGTTCAAGGCATGGGTCAACCTCCTGTGCCTTGCGTCGCGCAACGGGGGCAACATCCCCGTCGACGACGTGGCTTTCGCTCTCCGGGTAACAAACGGGGAAGCTCGGGCCATCATATGTGATCTGGAGGAGGCGGGCCTTATCGATGAGTTCGATGGGCTATATGCGCCTCACAATTGGGACGCGCGGCAGTTCAAGAGCGACGTCGAGGACCCAACCGCCGCCGACCGTATGCGGCGCTACCGTAGCAAGCACCGTAATGGCGATCCTTCAGCCGAGCGTAACGATGACCGTAACGCAGACCGTAACGCGACCGTAACCGTTACTGTTCCCAGAGCAGAGCAGATACAGAACAGAACAGAACAGAAAGATTTAGTAGCGCGAAAACGCGCTCCTTCGACCAAACACTTGCTTCCCGACGATTGGCGGCCATCGGGAGAACCCCTTTCGGTCATCGAGGAAGCGGAATTCGAGAAAATGAGGGATTGGGCGAAAGCCGGTGCCATCAAACGCGCCGACTGGAATGCCCAATGGCGAAACTGGAAACGCAATTCGGGAAACTTCCAACCAAGGCAGGCACATGGAACCACCCAAGGTAACGATTTCAAACGAGCCCTCGCAGCCCTCTCCGACAGCATCGACGCTGATAGCCGAAGCCAAGCGGCAAGCGCGAATATTGTTCGGCTGCTTCCGGGTGGGGGACGCGAATGATCCAGAGGTCTACATCGCGGCAATCGTTGCGGTTCTGGCGAATTATCCCGTCGAGATCATGCGGGCGGTGTGCGATCCGTCGAAGGGATTACCCTCGAAACTCAAGTGGCTGCCGACGATTGCGGAAATCGTCGAGGAGTGCGGGCGACTCCAGGACTACGATCTTCGGATGGCTGACCGTCAGCGGCGTGTTGAGGCGCAGTTGGCAGAGCGTCAGGCCCTGCCGCCACCAAAGCAGCACGTGCCGCGTGGTCGGATTGTGACCTATGCGCACGTCGTCGCGATGGAGGAGCAGGGCCAGAAAGTAAAAATCGAGGGCGTTTTCGACAAGGACCGCAGCGTCCCGTATCGCGGCTAAACCGATGGCGAGCAAGAGAAAGCGAAGGCCCCCTAATAATATTAACCAGAAATTCTCGCGTCTTTTTCATGCGTTGCGGGGCTGGGTGAAAAGAACGGGAAAAAAACTGGTTAATATAGATATGGGGCACAAAAACCTGGGGGCTGAATGACCGAAGGCGAACAAAACCGCTTGATTACGGAACACCTTGGCTTGGTGGACCGTATCGCGCCCGGCTTTCGAGGCCGCAAGGGCATCCCTTATGAGGATTTGTGCGCTGAGGGTATGGCGGCACTTGTTGAGGCCGCCCGCAAATACCAGCCGATGCCGGAGGCGAAATTTTCAACATACGCGACCCAGCGTATCCGCGGGGCTATTCTGAATTTTATAGATCGATGGAGTGCGACCGTCCCACTGGATCATGAGGACGATGTTGAAACCCGCGTATTCGAGCCCCACGCGGCATGGACTGAACTCCCGGCGACTCCTGAGCAAATCCGCCTCATGTTCGAGGCGGCCGCAGAGCGCACCGCCGCAGTTGAGGCTGCGCTGATCGGCCTAGCTCCCAAAGAGCGGCGCATGGTCGAGGCGCATTTTCTCGACAAACCCAAGATCGGTATTGCGCAGATCGCACGCGATCACGGCTGTTCGTACTACATTGCGGTCAACACAATTTATCGCGCAGTCAAGAAGATGCGCGAGACCATCGAGCGAATGGAGAAAAACCAATCCGCGTCCCCCACGCGGACGGGCCGCCCCAGCAAACGGGCAAGGGATATTTTCCCGACAAATGTGATCCCGATTAATTCGCGTAAGCGGGCGGCCCACAAATCAGGTGCAGCATGAACACCGATTGGATGTCGAATGAGGGCGCTGCCCATCTCGCCAAGACCATCCGCCGCCATTGGATGTTGCGTGGCTACAAAGGGATAGAGGTTCGCATCGAGCCGGTACGCGGCGATGTGGATGAGGATTTTCACTATCAGGTGCGGACCAACATCGGCCCGAACGGCTACCCGCCAAGGCAGGCAGCCTGATGCCCAGGCATATCGTTGGGGAATGTGATCTGTGTTTTAGATGGCTCGCATTGACGCGCATAGAAACCCCCGACGACTACATCTGGCCCGAATGGGTCTGCGAATATTGCGACCCAACCTATAGCGGCCCGATAGGGGCTGGCCACGCGCGACGGGAACCTGAATGGCTGAAGTAGCACAAGCTGGATTACTCGGCCTTCTGATCGCGCTTCTGATTTGGGGCTGGGTATTCGCCACCACGAAGCGGTTGACGCGGCGATGAGATGTGAAATCTGCCGAGGCACGGGCCTGATAAATCATCCATGCGACCCGCCGTCCCCATGTCCTGAGTGTCACACCGGATGGAAACACTGCTGCGAGGGCGACTGTGCGCAACCTGAGAAGAATTGCTGCCTGGGCCTGTCGGCCGCTGATTGCGCTAATGTGCCTTCTCGGCATTGCGACAAGTTCAATCAGTAGCGCAGCCGACATGCCCATCAGGCCACAAACTCAAATAGACCATAGGTTCGGCATGTGGCTGACGACGACGATCATCATCTCCACCCCCTCACCATCATTCAGCTCACAGCCGGCCTCCAAAGGGCGCTCGAACACGAACTCCAAGAGCAAAACAAAATGAGCAGGCTCCGCGACAAACTGACTCAGGCCAAGGGTGTGGTTGCGCGCGTCGCCAGTGATATTGAGGCTGCGGCCGACGACCTGATCGCCCGTGAAAATCAATTGCGCGACATGAAAAACAATGCTTTCGGCGCACACATCGCGATTATTGATGACGCTAAGGCTGGCCTTGACGATCTTGAAAGAGAGCTTGGGCAATTCAGCAATGGTGGCCCCCCTTTGGACAGTGGTTCGACTGCATCCGCTGGGCCATCTGAAAACCCTACGAAGCCGCAGCCGTAAAGCCGGAACGTCCTGCGGCATGGTCAATCAACTCGGCTAGGAGAACATAAAATGGCCAAAGGCACAAAGAAGGGCAAGGGCGGTCGCCCCTGCTAATTATTCAATGTGGGTTGAATACGAGAAATACGATTTTGTTAAGGGGCGGGTTCGGTCCGAACGGCGATGGATTGACCTTGGCGTTGTTGTGCAGAATAACGCGCTCCTGAGCTCAATGATGAAGGACGCCGTTACGGAGAGTAAGCGCAAGGGTAAGCGTCGCTTGAAAAATAATCAAAGGAAATCAGGTGCCACCCGGCGGCAAGCGTGATGGTGCGGGCCGCCCAAAGGGTAGTCCCAACAAGGCTACTGCACAGCGGCAAGCCGAGATAGCCGCCACGGGCGAGACGCCACTAGACTACATGCTCCGCGTCATGCGCGACCCCACGGTTGACCATGAGCGGCGCGACAGGAACGCAGCACAGGCTGCGCCTTACGTACATCCTAAGCTGGCTCAGATCGACTCTAGCGCCAAGGTCAACCTGGACGGGTCAATTACATTCACATGGCAGCAAGAGTCCTAGACTGGATCAGCGATAGGTGGCCGCACGTCCAGCGTGGCGGCTCGTTGACTGAGCACCCGTATTTCCGTTGCTGGCGTGTTTATGGGCTGAAGCCCTATTTCAGGCTTTGTCTATTTGATTTCACTGAGACCGCATATAGCGGTCGCGTTGTTCGGATATTTGGCAGGACTGTGTGGCGCGGGTCATAGAGCTACCGTACTCGCCGCGCCGCGCATTCGTTCCCTACCACGCTAGAAAACAACGCTGGGCCGTCATGGTCGCCCATCGTCGGGCTGGCAAGACGGTAGCCACCGAGAACGACCTGATAGCGCGGGCGCTCAGCCTCACCAGGCCTCATGGAAGGTATGCTTATGTCGCCCCGTTCCTCGCCCAGGCCAAAGAAGTCGCATGGGAGTACCTCAAGCGATACGCCGGCCCGGCGCTCAAGGACAAGAACGAAAGCGAACTCTGGATCGAGCTTATCAACGGAGCCCGCATCAGAATCCACGGAGCCGATAACCCAGATCGCCTTCGAGGCACTTACTTGGACGGGTGCGTTCTGGATGAATACGCGGATTTTCGTGCAGGAGTCTGGGGGGAAGTTATACGTCCAATGCTGTCCGACCGGGAGGGTTGGGCTACATTCATAGGCACGCCGAAGGGCCGTAACGAGTTCTTTGAACTGTGGGAGCTAGCAGGCAAGGAGCCTGATCGCTGGTTCCGCCAGATGCTCAAGGCTTCTGAGTCTGGTCTGCTGTCGGCCAAGGAGCGCGCCGAGATGGCGCTAGACCTTACGCCAGACCAAATATTGCAGGAAATGGAATGCTCTTTTGACGCGGCCATCACCGGCGCTTATTTTGGCGCGCTTATTGCGGACGCTGAGCACGAGGGTAGGATTCGCGAGGTCGAGTACGACCCGGCCGTCCCGGTCTATACATCCCTGGACCTCGGTATCGGGGATAGCACCGCCATCTGGTGGTTTCAGATTGTTGGGAGTGAGCTTCACTTCATCGACCACTACGAGGCCCATTCCCAAGACCTGGATCACTTCATCGGGGTATTGGCGGCAAAGCCATACCAATACGCTCTCGACTTTCTGCCCCACGACGCGAAGGCGAGGGAGCTGATAGCCGGGCGTTCCCGCGCTGAGCACTGGGCCAAGAGCAGGCGTTCATTCCGCATCCTGCCTCAGACCAAGGTTGAGGACTCGATCAACGCCGGCCGGCTTGTGCTGCCGCGCTGCTACTTCGACCGCATCAGTTGCGCGAAGGGCCTAGAGGCGCTGCGGCAGTATCGGGCTGAGTTCGACGACAAGACCAAGGCGTTCAAGGACAAGCCCCGGCATGACTGGGCCTGCCACTCGGCGGACGCCTTCAAATACGCAGCGATGGGCTATCGCGAGTTGACGGCTGAAGATCAGCCCAAGGACCCGATTGCCGAGATGCTGAAGCCTAAGACGTTCAACGATTTCATGGAAGAATTTGAAGATGACGAACGCCGCCGTGGCTAATGAAATCAAATTCAATCGTGCGCTCACGCTCGACGATTACCACTATGCGCTGGCAATCCTGAAAGAGTTTAAGCACGACGCGCCCATTGACGCCACCGGCTGGGCCGAGGCGGCGTTTGCGCCACACATGATCCGGTTCGAGGGTTGGGGGCCGATGAATAACGCCCTGTTGGACAGGCTGAAGGACCCATATCGCGGCGCGGATTGGCGTTGATGTCTGACGACACCGAATCCGAGCGCACAGACACCAATCCAAAGGACACCAGTAACTACTGGCAAGTCCAACTGGACCTCGCTGACAAAGATCAGCAGGATTGGGAGAAGGACGCAAAGTCCGTTGTTGACCGCTATCGGGCTGAGAAGAAGCGCGCCAAAACCAAGGGTGCCAAGTGGTTCAATATCCTGTTCTCCAACACGGAGACACTGAAATCAACATTGTACGGCAAGACCGCCAAGCCGGATGTACGCAGGCGCTTTGCCGACAAGGACCCCGCAGCTCGTGAGGCTGCGGAGGTCATTGAACGAAGCCTGATCTACTGCGCCGAGTCCTATGACGTGGACGAGTGCATAGAGCCAGCGATCCATGACTATCTCTTGGCTGGCCGTGGTACGGTCCGGGTTCATTACGAGCCGGTCATCAAGGACGTTGATGGCCAAGAGCAAATCGTAGACCAGGAGCTATACGAGAAGTACGTCTATTGGGGCGACTACCGGCAGAGCCCCGCGCGACAAGACCCGGATGTCTGGTGGAAGGGCTTCCGCCACATCATGACGCGGCAGGACCTGCGTGATAACGGGTTCAAGACCGCCGAGAAGGTCCCGCTCAACTGGTCGCCAGACTCTGATAACAAGCAGCCCGTCCCTGACGAATTGAAGCGCGCCGAGGTCTGGGAGATATGGGACAAGTCCCGGCGCAAGCGCATTTGGATCGTCAAGGGCCACACCGAGCCACTACGCATTGACGACGACCCCTATGGGCTGGAGGATTTCTACCCACTCCCGAAGCCAATCCGCTCGATTGAGGATACCGAGACCCTCGTACCGCAGCCTGAGTACTTTGAATACAAGGATCAGGCGGACGACCTAGACGAGATCGTCGGGCGCATCTCCGCGCTCACCAAGGCGCTCAAGCGCCGGGGCGTGTACGACCAAGCCGTTAAGGAACTCAAGCGCCTAGCGACTGCCAACGATAACCAA